TGACTGGAGTTCAGACGTGTGCTCTTCCGATCTGGTATCACGTCCCCACCCCTCTTTCTGCGAGAGGTTAGAAAAAACTTTCTGCCCCCAAATCGTGCCCCCTGCGAAGCTTTGACACAGAGCGAGGGCTGTGAACGCCCGCGTCGCTGAAATCAAAATCGCCAGAGCCGTCCCGGTTGAGAGCTTGAAGCTTCATCCGAGGAATCCGCGCACTCATGCGGAGCCTGGGTCCCCCATCTGGGAAATCCTCCGCCGGTCATTGGAGCATGCCTACTTTGAGCCGTTGGTCTGGAACCAGCGCAATGGGTGCCTCGTCAGCGGTCACTTTCGCCTGAAGGTGATGATCGAGATGGGCTACAGCCACGTCGATGTCAGCGAAGTCGATGTCGATGAGGCAACGCACTATGCGATGATGATCGCGGCCAATCGACTGCTCGGAGAGTGGGAAAAAGAGATGCTGGCAGCGCTGGCCACTGACATCGATGCAGCCGGCCTCGACTCGGCCTTGGCGCTTTATGATCACAAAGCACTTCTGGCCTTGGTCGAATGCCCGGTGACAGAGGATGACACCGAAAACACTGCCGAGATGCTCTCGAAGGCTGAGCAGCTTCAGCAAAAGTGGCGAGTACAACCGGGCGACATGTATCAGATCGGACCTCACCGGCTGCTTTGCGGTCGATGTGAGGCTCCCGACAACTGGCAACGGCTTCTCGGGCCAGATGGCCAGGCTGACATGATGTGGAGCGATCCTCCCTACAATGTCGGCTACGACGGGGCGCGTCTCAAAGGGGTGAAGACCAAAACGGAGGTCAAGCCGGAGACAATCCTCAACGATGACATGCCGCGTGAAGAGTACGGCGAGGTGATCAAGGCCTGGCTGGCAATGGGCTCGGCTCGATTGAAGAAGGGCGGGGCGTTCTACATCGCGCATGCCGACAGCTTTAGCCTCGAAACACGGATCGCGGCCGCTGCAGCTGATCTCGATGTGAAACAATGCCTGATCTGGGTGAAGCAAGGATTCACGCTCGGACGGCAGGACTACCAGTGGCAGCATGAGCCGATCCTGTATGGTTGGAAAACCGGGGGGCCGCACTACTGGCAAGGAGGCTACAGCCAAGCCACGGTGATCGACGAGGGCGTCGATTTAAAGAAGCTCTCGAAACCGGAGCTAGTCGCAATGGTCAACCATCTGCGGAATGCCGCAGACAGTACCGTGATTCGCGAACCGAAAAGCGTGTGCAACGATCTGCATCCGACGCTGAAGCCGGTGAGGTTGGTGGCGAGGCACATCTGGAGTTCTTCTCGACGGGGAGAAACCGTGCTGGAGATGTTCAACGGAGGAGGCACGACGATGGCCGCGGCGGAGCAAACCGGCCGTCGCTGCGTGGCGACAGAGCTCGATCCCAAGTATGTGGCCGTGGGATTGGAGCGGATGACAAACCTCGGCCTGGCCGTCGAAAAGACCGATGGAAACTGATCTCGACATCGAACTTCGAACGGATCTCGGCGACGTCGTCGAGCAGCTTGAGCGTGGCCCGCCGGCGGCATCCTTTGCGCTGCCTTCCAATCTGTTTCTCTTCAAGCAAGCTGCAGCACAGGACTACAGCTCCCGAGCTGGCATCCGAAAGCTGATCCACCCGGACAACGCACGCGCGGTGCTGCAGTACCTCCCACAGCCTGGAGGCCGGACGCATTGCATCCTGCAGGGAGACTTCGTGCTCTGCGATTTGATCCCGGCCATCATTCACCAACGCGGCCGCTGCGAGCACCTCCATATTGCCACCCTCGGGATGAGCGTGGCCAATGCCGACGCGATCGCAGTCCTTCACGAGAGAGGGCACGTCGGAGCGATCACGCTCGTGTGCTCGCACTACTTCGCCCAGGTCGATAAAACGACGACCTTCCGCGAGGTGAAAAATAGGCTGGCAGGCCTCGCTGATATCATTGTCTCGCGTTCGCATGCGAAGGTCATCGGGCTCCCGACCGCTGCCGGCGATCACTTTGTGATCGAAGGCAGCGCAAACCTGCGCAGCTCCGACAACACAGAGCAGATGGTCATCTTCAATGATGCCGAAACGCTGGCCTGGCACCGGCAGTGGATGGCGCAACTCACTCCTCACCAGCATGGCTGATTTATCTCCTGAGATCGCTGGCAAGGTCCTGGGTGCGGATCTTCGCAACCTGGTGCAAAAAATCGGCGGTGGGGACACGCTCTCAACTGCCGAACGCGAGCTGATGGAGCGCTATCTCACGCTCTCCACACCACCCGAGGAGCTGATCAAAGCGCGGCGCATTGCCTTGACTCGCAAGTGGGCGACGGGAGGCAAGCTCAGCAAAGAAGAGCAAAAAGAGGCTGGCATTCCAGATCCGGCGCCGGCGCTGTCGCGGCAGACCTCCGACCGCTACCAAAAGCCGCTTGAGCACTACGCGAAAATCTACGGTCGAGACAAGCGGAACATCAAACGATGGATCAAAGACGGCCGCGAGGCCTCGCCTCAAGATTTCCCGCCTTTTGACGAACCTTCAGCGATGGCGGCATGGTTCCGACGCGTCAAGGGCCAGGAGCCCCGAGAGAACCTCACGAGGTTTGAGCGTGAAGACGGCGATGCGGAACCTGCTGAGAAGCAATCTTTGATCGCCTCGGGTGATGATGACGATGATGACCCTTCGCCCCTGCCAGCGATGAACCTCGAAAGCGTCGCTGGGGGAGTCAGTGGCGATATCGCGCTGCAGCAGATCCAGAGCCTTGTCCAGGCGACGTTCAAACAGATGCAGCTCGCTCTCAAGGCTCAGCGGATGAAGGAATACAAGACGCTGTTCATCGAGTATAAACAGCTGGTTCAGGTCCAGCGATCGTGGGAGAAAGACATCGTGAAGATCCAGGAGGGGCGCGGCGAGGTCCTGCGCACGCGTGAGGTGAATACGGAGCTGGTGCAGATCTTCACGACCCTTGGTCACAGCTTCTACAACGTGCTGCTGAAAACGATTCGCCAGTTTTCACCCCAGATGCCCTACACGCAGCAGCGCACGCTCGCGAAGTCGCTCGTCGATGGCTGCTACACGCACGCGAAGAAAACCCGATGGGCCTCGGCCTGGCAGCCGGACGCCATCGTCATCGATGCCGCTGAGTCATGATCGCCGATCTTTTCGACCACGCAGCCGCTTCGATCATGACACCGGAGCGCTCTTTCGTTCATGGCCTCGCGGATTCGTGCTTCCGTGAGAGACCGAAGGAGCCGGTGTGGCAGTGGGCGGGAAAGAACGTGTGGCTTGGCGACAAGATGAGTCCGCAACCGAAGCTCTACGATCCCGACCAGACGCCTTGGGCAAAGGAGTGGCATCAGCTGCCGATGATGGAGGATGTTCGCGAGGCCTGGGTGATGAAGTGTTCGCGCTCGTCTTTCACCGAATCGGGCCTGAACATCATTCGCTACATGCCCGAGAACTGGCCGGGCAATGTGCTGTTCGCCATCAACTCACGCGAGGAAGCGAAGAAAGTGAGCAAGACCAGGCTCAAGGATACGCTGAAGGCCAGCGCGGGTGCAAAGTTGAGCGACAACCCCGACGATGTCAGCACGCACCTGATCAGCCTGCGAAATATGGACATTGTCGTCAGCGGTTCCGGAGCTGCTGGCCCGTTCATGCAGACGTGGTATCGCTTCATCGTCCTCGACGAGCTGGAAAACCACGAAGACCACACGCAAGAGACGACCACCGTCGACCGCGCCCGCTCGCGTCTCGTCGGTGTGGCTGATGGTAAGATCTACGGCGGCAGCAAACCCGAATTGGCCGGCGGTGTCATCGATCTGCAATACATCCGTGGCAGCCAAAAAAAGTGGATGGTGCCATGCCCGCGCTGCGAGCGGCGGATCGAGCTGCTCATGCCCTACATACGCTTTGCCCACTGCAAAGAGCGCGATGGGTGGAACCTCGCTCGCGTCATGGCAGAGGCTTACTACCAATGCCAGGCCTGCAATGGCTCGATTTTCGAGCATGAAAAGTGGGCGATGATCAATGCCGGCGAGTGGGTGCCGACACCATCCAGCGAGCGGCGGCGGCCGCCATCTGGCAATGCCGTTGCCGCGGAGCCAGGCGTCGAGTCCTACCACATCAGCGATCTCTACTCCCTGTGGACAGACCTCACCTGGGGCTTTCTCGCCAAGGAATACCTCAGCGCCTACGTCATCGAGCCGAATACCGAGCGGCAGAAATACTTCCGCACCAACCACGAAGGCCTCCCGTTCGAACCGGTCACCACACAGATCAAAGAAGACACCGTCCTCTCGCTCGTCGCAGGCATCGTAGAGGAGCGCGGCGGCCGCGCTGTCACCCTCGGCACGGCTTTCGAGCTAGCCTACCACAACGACGAATACCATGCCCCGCTGCCTTTCACGCAGCCCATCTGGATCACGGTCACCGGGGACAAACAAGAGCACTGCATCAAGTATTGGGTGCAGGCCTGGTTCAGCGATGGCCAGGGCTTCCTCATCGACTGCGGCTTCTCGAAGGACTACGATGCTTTCATCGAGCTATTCCGGCGGCCTTACTACACCACCGACCAGATGCAGCCACACTACATCGGTTCCGGCCTCATCGACTGCGGTGAGGACAAGATGGACGTTCTTCGCTGCTGCCTCAAAGCGCAGGCCCAGGGCTTCCAGCTCCATCCTTCTCGCGGCTCTGGCTTCCATTCGGAGTTTCGAGACAAAACCATCCGCCACCGGCCTGATGTCTGCGATGGCCAGCAGATCGTCATCCGCGAGTTCTACGATCACGCCATCAAGAGCGATTTCATGCTCGGCAAGATCGGCAAACGCACCGATCCGCGCCTGTGGTTCCCGCGAGATCTCGTCACCGTTGCGCCGTGGGTCATCCAGGAGCTGAGGGCTGAGCGTCTCCAGGTCGTCAACGTCAACGGCCGCCGCGTCCAGAAGTGGACGCACGACAAACAGAAACACGGCCCCAACGACGCCCTCGACCTTGGCAAAAACCAGTATGTCATCCTGCAGGAGATCAAAGAGGACCTCAAAGCCCTCGGCCCAGTGCGCACGATCAAAGAGATCGAGACACATCCAGACGCCCTACCGATGGAGACCCTGCCGACACCGGGCCGCCCGAGAGCGAGTATTGCGATCGGCATTGCGTCCAGTGATCGAGAGGCGCTCATGAAGCTTGAAGCAGCGTTCATGCAGATCGATCCCGACGCCCGCCTCCGCCGCACACTAGATGGACGCGTAGCCCTCGATGAAGAAAAAACACAGACCTGGCTCGAAGCAGAAAAACCGCTGCTCGTCGCCTTTGCGGCCAGCCGTTCCGGGCTGATTCAACGCGTGATTTTGCCTGATAAAAAGAAGCTTTGACACCCAACCCGCTTGCGTATGCCAAACGATCCCATCCAAGAGTTTTTCAGCCGCGTCGCCCGAGAAGGCCGGGAGCTGGGAGCGATTGTGCGTTGCGAAGGCTATGGGGTTCTGGCTATGGTGCATCCGCGCCATGCCACCGAAGAAGAAAAGCAGCCCGCTCTCTCGCTACCTGTCGAAAATCGGCAAGAAGGGCGGCATGGCGGGGAAGGGAAAGGCGAAGGCGCGTAGCTCAGACCAGGCGCGAGCAGCCGTGAATGCCCGTTGGGAAAAGGCTCGCAAGGCCCAAGAAAGTGGAGCTGACGAGGCGAAGGATTGACACCCGCCCGCCAGCACATGGCGGACCCCATCATCACTCCCATCGATCTCCAGGCATGGCTGCGTGTCGCTCGACAGCAGCCAGATGCCGCAGCCTGGCTGACGAGCCTCCTCACGGATGCCACCATGGCCGTCTCAGCCAATGACGTGTTCGTTTCCGTGACGAGCTTCAAAGGGCAGTCCGCCGAATCCACGCGGAACGTCGATGCCCGCTTCCTGCAGCACGTCACTGAGCGCTGTCTCCAGCAGCTTGAAGCCGAGGCCGCCGCCGCTGCTGAAGGCACAACCCTCCCGCCACCGAATGCCGTGCGCTACGGCTCCTTTGCCTGATCATGAAGACCTTCGACCATCGCCGTGTGATTTTGGATGCCCGTGGGAATGTGCTGCGGAATCTCGATGCGCCAGATCTCGCGCCCAAAGCCGCCTGGGGCGGTTTCGAAGGCGCACTCACCACCGGCCAGCACAAATGGCTCTACATGCCCAGCATGGGCCAGAAAGGCTCCACGACCGGCGAGGTGGATCATCTCAGCCGCAGTGTGCTGCTCGATCGCATCAGCCATCTGTATCGCAACAACGGCAAGCCGCGCCGCATCATCAATTGCATCACCCGCATGGTCACCGGCACCGGCCTCATCCCAGAGCCGATGACGCGTGATCAGCGCTACAATGATGCCGTGCGCCGTTTGTGGTCTCGCAATGCCGAATCCCCCAAGAGTTTCAGCCTCAACCGCAAGTGGTCGAGCAGCTCCGCACAGCGAGCCCTCAAACGAGCCCAGCTAAAAACTGGCGACTCCGCCCTGGTGCCGACAAAAGATGCAGACGGCCGCCTGCGCTTCATGCTCTACGATGGGGCGCAGATCGGCAACGGCGTGAACCCGCCGAAGAACATGAAAGACGGCGTCCTCATCGATCCGCACGATGGAGCACTAGCCTACCGCCTCCTCGGGCGCACCTTCGATAACAAGCTCACGCAGGTCGATGTGCCTGCTTCCAGCGTGCTCTTCTTCTGCTCGCACGAAGGCATCGGCTGGAATCGCGGCGTCACCTGCCTTGCCCATGCGGTCAACAAACTCCGTAGCATCGAGGAGATCAACGATGCCAACACCATGGGCATCAAGATGGCCGCCCAGTATGCCTGGACCATCGAAAGCCAGATCGGAGCCGCTCCCAATCCAGCCGGCAGCCTCGGCCCTGGCGGGGCTACCACCCGCCCGCAGACCATCGTCGAAGATCCGGTGACGAAGAAACCCATCGTGCTCGAAAAGATGCTCCAAAGCGGCCAGATTGAGGAACTCGATCCCGGCAAGTCCCTCAAGATCCTCCACGACCAGCGGCCGCATCCGAATGTCCGCGATCACGAGATGGAAATGATTCGGGATATCGCTCTCGGCACCGATTACCCCTTCGAGGTCCTCTGGCGCATCGATGCTCTCGGCGGGGCCAATACCCGCTTCGTGCTCGCCGATTGCCAGAGCAAAATCGCCGTTGATCAGGAAGAGATGGTTGAGCAGCTCCTCGCGCCCGCTTACATCCTCATGCTGCAGGACTGGGAGGCCGCCGGCGAGCTGCCGCCCTGCGAAGATCCCGAATGGTGGATGCATGAATGGCTGGCTCCCGCCCGCCTTACCGTCGATTTTGGCCGCGATGGCCGCATTTACATCGAGCAATGGAAGCAAGGGCACATCACCCTGAAAACGCTCTACGGCTTCAACGGCGATGCCTGGAAGCGCCAGACCACCCAATGGCTCGAAGAAATCGCCTGGAAAAAAGCGGAGATGAAGCGCCTCGACCTCACCCGTGAAGATCTGCCCGTCAGCAGCACCAGCATGAGCATGAGTCAAGATAACTCGCCCGCTTCCGATGGGCCCACAGCCCGCCACAACTCCGACCTCGAAATCGACGACGACCTCTGACCCCACACACGGGGTCGACACGTGTCGACCCCAGCCACTGAACAAAACGTTTCGTTCGCTCCACCTCGCACCCGTCCACGCCCATGAATGCCATCCAGCTCCCGCTTCTTTTCCAGGCCGCCTTTTGCGAGCCCATCGCTCTTGAAGCCAGCACTTACTACAACCTCGCCGCCTTCCTACTGCCGCGCATGACGGGCAAGGCCAGTGCCATGGATCTCGGTGAAGCGCTCGCCGCCGACAAGCCGCACAAGTATGGCCATCGCCGCTCCGGATTCGCCGCTCCTTTGATGAACCGTGACGGCAGCGTGGATGGCCGTTATTTCAACACGCTCGAAGGCCGCAGCGATGTGGCCATCATTCCGTGGAGTGGCATGATGGTCAAGAATGCCGGCATGCTGCAGGAGATGTGCTCAGGAGCCGTGGCTCACGAACGCCTTGCTCATGCCATGAGCCAGGCGATGAACGATAAGGAGATCAAGACTGTCATCTTCGATATCAACAGCCCCGGCGGCACCGTGCGTGGCACGCCTGAGCTGGCCTCACTCGCGGCGGATCTCAGTGCAAAGAAGACAACCTACGCCTTCACCGATGGCGTCATGGCCTCCGCTGCCGTGTATGCCGGCATCCCAGCTCGTGAGACGTATCTGACGCCCTCCGCTGCCATTGGCAGCATCGGCACCATTCTTGGCGTGCTCGATGATTCCGTGCGCATGCAAATGGAAGGCCTCAAGCTCGAGCTTTTCACGGCTGGCAAGTTCAAAGGACTTGGCAGCTCCGGTCGCAGCCTTTCGCAGGAAGATCGCGATTACCTGCAAAGCACTGTCGATGAAGCCAATGCCGGTTTCTTGTCCCGCGTAAAGCAATCCCGCCCAAACGTTGCCAAAGAGGCTCTGACCTCCGCCAAAGTTTACACCGGCCGCCAAGCTGTCGCCGTGGGCCTCGCCGATGGCCTCGTGTCGAGTTGGGAAGAATTCGTCAGCTTGCTCTGAGTTATGTTTCGTAGCGACTACCAGCATAGCCTTTCAGGCCAAGTATTGCTGCTTGATCCCGAATACAATTGGGTGCCTGCGGTCATCGAGGGCAATCGTGTCGGTAACTATCCATTGGATCAGGTAAACCCATTATGCCTGCTACCGCATGACGCTTCACATGAAGACAAACAGAGGCGAATGGTGGAGATCGAGGATCATATCAAAAAGCTTTGATTCGTCCTTCTGCATTCTGGTTTCGTCATTCCCGGCTCCGCCGGGTTTTGACACTCCGCCCGGTGCGTCACCACGACGCACCTCATGAAAAAACGCCACCTCTCCGCCTTCCGTCGCAGCTTCGCGCTGCGTGCTCTCTGCATCCTCATCCTTGCCGTCATGTGCGCTCCCGCTGCCATGGCAGCCGCATCTGCGGCTCCCATCGGTCTGCCCGCCGCATCGAGCTCGCACCTGGGCGCGGCCTTCCTCGCCGCCGGGCTCGGTGGCATGATGTTCCTCCGCGCTCCCGCCGGTGAAGAAGGCGGTGACAATGGCGGAGGTGGGGCGCAGTCCGAAGACAAAGTCGATGTCGCTGCTGCCTTGGCTGCGATCGAAGACAAGACGCTTACGATGTCTCAGCGCATTACTGTGGCGATGAAAGCCCTGCGTGGCATTCCGCCAGCGGAGCAGTTCGCCAAGGTGAAAGCGGATCTCGATACCGCCAACAGCACCCTCGCCACTGTGCGTGGTGAGCTCGACACTGCCAACCAACAGCTCGCCGCCCTCCAGGCCGATGTGAAGCAGCTCGAAGAAGCCAACGCCAAGCTCGAAAAGGAAAACAAAGATCTCGCCGCCAAAGAAGCGGACCTCAACAAACGCGCCAGCGAGCAAGCTAAGCAGATCGCACGCGGCATCGGCATCCAGGCGGATCAACTCCCCGCTGCCCAGACTGGTGAAGAAGCTCAACCGACCGCCGAAGACCGCATCCGCGAGCTGGAAGGCACGAAGCGCATGGAAGCCGCGCTCTACTACAAACAGCACGGCAAGCTCCCTGCATGGATGAACTGAATTTGACATCCCTTTCCCCACGTCACCCGCAAACACCGCACCCATCACGATCATGCCCACCGGACGCTACACCCTCATCGACGCCATGGAACCTCATCTGGTTCTCGGCGGCGTCATCTCTGAAATCACCCAGCAGGCTCCTGAAGTGGGCCAGTTCCCGATCTACCGCTTGGACTCGGGCCTCACCTACCGCTCGAACTTCCTCGTCGAGCTGCCCTCCGTCGGCTTCCGCAAGCTTGGCGATGGCGTCAGCGCCTCCAAAGGCCGCTGGGAGGAGCGCGAATTCAAGTGCTACCTCTTCGCCGGTCGTGCCGAGGCTGAAAAAGCGGCTGGCCAGGCCGATAGCGGTGGCATGGCTGCCATTGAAGCCCGTGCCACCAAAGGCACGGCCCTCGCCGCCATCCTGGAGCTTGGCTCCCAGATCTTCTACGGCGTGGCCAATGAAGCTGATGGCTTCCCTGGCCTGAAGGCCTTCACCCCCTTTGGTGGAGCCTACACCTATAACGCCACCGGCACCACGGATGGCACCGCCAGCTCCGTCTATGGCGTGAAGTTTGGCGATGAATACGCCCGCCTCGTTCACGGCCTCACTGATCCGATGATGCTTGGTGATTTCCGCGACCAGGACATCACTGGCAACAACAACAAACCCGTCCCCGGCCGTGTGGCGGACCTCGAAGGCTGGATCGGTCTCCAGATCGCCCACAAGGCCAGCGTCCTGCGCATCTGCAACCTCACCGCCCAAAGCGGTAAAGGCCTCACCGATGTGCTAGTGGGCGATGCGCTCGACCTGCTTCCGATTGGGATGAAGCCCGATGTGTGGTTCATGAGCAAACGTTCCCGCACGCAGCTCCGCAAGAGCCGCAGCACGCCAGAAAACGTTTACCCCGATCTGCCTACTGAGATCGATGGCATCCCGATCATCGTCACCGATTCCATCCTCAACACCGACAGCGTCGAGTCCTAATCCGCCGCTGCTCTTCACCCGTCACACGAACCCGCATTCATCACGATCATGTCTCTCATTCGCGATACCAATCTCGTCAAGACCAAGGCCCTCCCGGCCGCCGCCGCCACCAACTACTCCGATTCCATCGACCTCGCTGACAAACTCCCCGGCATTCAGCATGAGGCCAAGCAGATCGAAGTGGCCATCCCTGCTCTCCCCAGCCTGGCGGATGCGAAGACCTACACCGCCACGCTGCAGGACAGCGCGGACGATTCCACCTTCGTGGACGTGGCCCCGCTCGCCTCCATCATCCTCACGGGTGCTAGCGGTGCCGGCGCGGCCGCCAAAACGCAGCTCTTCCCGCTGCCGAAGGACCTCCGCCGCTACATCCGCGTGAAGAGCGTGGTGCAATCCGCCGGCGGCGATAACACCGCCAAATCCGTCACGCTCAGCATCGTCCGCTGAGCCTTCACCCCTCACTTCACTCCAGCCCATCACCATCATGGCTAAGCAATTCGTTCTCCATCATCAGCCCGGCCGCGCCGCTGCCAATCGCTTCGTGCTCCTCAAGAAGCACGCCAATAACACGGCAGACTTCGGCCTCGAAGACGGCACCGTCGTCGTCGAAGGCTGCCCCATCGGCCTGCAGGAAGACGTTCAACGTTCCTACTGCCTCATCGTCGATGAATCCGCCGCCAAGGCCGCCAAGCCCAGCAAAGCCGAGCTGAAGAAGATCGCCGTCGAGCTTCGTCAGAAGGCAAACGCCGCCAAGGAAGCATTCGACAAGGCTGCCGAGGCTGCTGAGCAGGCTGGCCCTGACGCGGAGAACTCCGAGGCTCTCGCCCTCGCCGCCATCGAGGCCGAGGATGCCTACAAGGAGGCCGATGCCGAAGCCGACAAGGCCGAGGCCGCCCTCAAGTAACCCATTCATCAGCACCAGCTGCTTCCTCGGCTGTTGTTGGTTGCCATAACAAAAGAACCCCGTTGCGTCTTGGTTGGGTCGCAGCGGGGTTTCTTGTTTTGACACCCGCCGCTCGGCATGCCCGTCACCCCGCAGGAAATGTTCAAGAAAGCCGTCGCCCGAGGCATGGCGGCCTCGCCGTTTGCCACGACCACGGCCGTGCCGCTCTACCTGCGCAGAGGCAGCACACGCGTGGCTCTCAAAGGCTGCACCATCGATGAGGATGACAATGCCGCCAAGGCCGAGGAATACGGCCTCGATCGCAAATACACGTTCAAGGCCCACATCCCCAAAACGCTTCTCACCACCGCTCCGAACCGGGAGCTCGATAAGCTCGAATACCGGGGCCGCATCTACGACATCGATGCCGTATCCGGAGCGGCAGCACATTCGCCGCTGTGGGATGTCGAGGCTTCTTGCCCCATGAAATCATGACCCTCGCCGATTCCAGCCTCGAAATGTTCATCGCCACGCTGCAGCGGGATTACCTCGCGCATGCGGACAGCATCCGCGCGGGCGTGCCGGATGCCACGGCGCTGCCGAAAAAGGTTTTCGATATGGCCGTTCAGCCTGAGCTTCCCTCGCTCGTCATCGTGGCCAAAGAGAACGGCAGCAAAGGGGCCCGGCGCACCGTGAGTCTGAGCTTCATGCAGTTTGCCCGATTGGTGGCAGACAATGAAGATGCGGCTGAGGTGACCAATGCCCAGACCACCTCCGAGCTGCTCGCCAGCATGGCCAAGATCGAACAGCGCCTGCGGATCATGCAGACCGGCGAAGATGATGCCGGTCCCTTGCTTGGCTGGAAGGATTGGTATGCCAGCCTCGATGCCGAATGGCGTGAAGGCTACCGCATCCTGAAGCTCGTTCACCAGGGCTGTGCGCCCATCCATCGCAAGACAGACCAGCGTGTGATCATCGCTGCCTGCACGATGGATGTGCATCTTGTGCTTGTGTGAAAGGCCCGGCAAAGCCGGGAATGACGAAACCAGAATGGCGAATGAGGAATCAATGACGAACGCCCAAACTCTGCCGACCGAAGGGGCGGCCAAAAAGCAATGAATCCAGAAACGACTACATCCGCCCCGAAGGTTGGCAGCAGTGCCATGGTTCTGCCCGCTTGTCCGAGCAGCTTCCGAAATCACAGGCACGCTGCCGCATGGATGATCCGCATGGGCCGGGCATTGGATCAATCGAATGTGCCAATATCTCCGCACATCTCACGGCGAGACAATAACGACAACTTCGAGATCGCTCGCAAACTCATCGCCTGCGGAAAACGCATCGCAGAAAAGTATGGCGACGAAAGCAAGGAATCAAAGCTCCGAGCTAGGCTGCGCGTCGCACTCGCAAGGCAGAACAAAGAGCTCGCCGACCAGCGAGTCTGAGCGAGCGCCGTTTGGCGCAGCGGGCGTTCGCCGCCGTCACTGAGGTCCCTCATTCCTCATTCCTCATTCTGGTTTCGTCATTCCCGCGCAGCGGGCCGCTTTGACACCCTCCCCTCATCATCCTCGCCGATCCCTGCGCATTCCACCCCTTACCTTTCGCTTCCAATGCCCTTCAATCCGCATGCTCTTTTCGGTCCTCTCGTCGCTGGTGACCTCGATGAATACAACGACTCCGGTGCCGTCAATAAATCCTTCGAGTTCACCGCCCGTGTCGAGACCGTCGAGAAGCGCCGTCACAGTCCCTCCATCGCAGGCACCGCGCTCACGGGCGTGACTTGCGCCAACACGGGAGATCTGTTCAGCAAGAGCACGCATGGCCTCGTCACCGGCCAGCCTGTCACCGCCGAAGACTTCTCCGCCGGCTTCACCGATGGCACCTACTACGCCATCCGCGTCGATGCTGGCACCTTCAAGCTCGCCAGCAGCCCCAACAATGCCTATGCAGGCACTCCCGTCGCGGTCAGTGCCGATGGCACCGGCGGCGTCGTCACCCCCATCACGCTCGCCAGCTATCGCCAGATCGGTCAGGTGCAAGTCTTCTACCTCGGTGCCCAGGGCACGCAGAAAATCGAGCCCATCCCCACAGCAGCGGGAGACTTCACCGGCCTCGCCCTCGTCGGTCCGGGTGAGCACCTGAGCCTCGCCAATTTCCAGGCCGATGCCGAAATTCATCGCATGAACAACGATGCCACGAAGCTGCTCATGGTCACCGAAGTGAAGCAATCCCGCAGCGTCGAGAACCCGGCGGACATCGACATATCCTGGACCTACTTCCCAAAGATCGCCGCGCCCGTCTAGTCCACCGATTTCGCAGATTTCACCGAAGCCTCGCCATGATCCCCGCCTTGTATCATCAGCACCGCAGTCAGCCGCTGCCATGCTTCATCGCGGTCGATCATGGCGATGGCACCGTGAGTCTCACAAAGGCCGAAAACGAGCCTCCCTTCATCCGCTGCCCTCTGCGCCCCACCGCCGAAACGGGCTGCGCTTCTTTGCTCGTAGTTCGGGCTTCAGCCCGCTCTGAGGAGCCTCCCAATCACGGGCTAAAGCCCGAACTACAAGCGGCCCCATTGACACCACCGCGCTCTCGAAAGCGTCGACCGTCTACGGCCCACTGATCACCGGCCCCCGCTCTTTCGCCCATCCCTCGCCCATCCCTTCCATGACACCTTCCGCTGCCACCGCCAATGCGGTCCAAATCAGCAATACCAAGCTCGCCGCCTGCCTCGTGGCCCTTGGCTTCCCACCGGAGCTCGACTGGCTCCACGACGTGCCCGAGAAAGGCGAAGGCAAAACCGTCTGCGAGTTCCGTTTCCGCAGTGGCAGCATCCGCCCCGAGTTCGCTCGCCTGAGTCCTTCCGCCGCCGCCGATTGGCAGAGTGGTGCCTTGGAGACGGCGGACCCCATGCATCCCCTCTGCGTGATGATGCGGGCGCAGCATAACTATGATCGCCTGCTTGAGATGCAGCGCGGCGAAACGATGAACCTTCGCAGCACCGCCATGATCCGCATCGGTGAGCAGGATCTGCCACGCATGACGATCTATCGCCCTGGAAGCCAGCTTGATCCCGCGAGGAACTTTTCCGCTGAGTTCGTGCCTGAAGACGATCTCGCCCTCGCCGCTGCCCTTGGCGGTGTTGGCCTGCCTGTGCGTTCCGTCGATGGCTCCGCAGGCTCCCGTCGTTACTGGCTCCCACGTCATGGTTACATCATCCACGATGACAAAGGGAAGCCTCTCGTCAGCGATGCCGTCCCGCTTCTTCAGCGTGCTCCCACGCCCGCCGATCCGCGCCGCCTGGCTTTGGAGGATACCGCGCCCCTGCATCCCGTCGTGCTCGCCTACGATGCGCTCAATGCCCGCGCCGCTCTCATGAAGCTGCTCGATCAACGCTCGCCCAAACTCCACATCCGCCACGGCCGCTTTGAGATTCTCGTCACCGCCGATCACACCGGCCGCGTCATGGATGAGATCGCCACCCGCATCGGCGGTCCTTCACTGACGATTCACTGAGCTACCTTTCCCGCCCATCCCATGAAAGCCGATGACATCCAGCTCCTTCAAGACGCACGCTTCGACGCTGAACTGATCAACGTGCTTATCAGCCTCGATTATCAAGTCGATAGCTATTCTCCCGTCACTGAGGTCATTGAAGTCAGCACGCCTCCTGACGCCTATCCCGGCACGCCTAGTCACGGTTTCAGTATTCACCGAAGTCAAGCGCCTCACAGCATCGTCATGTCCATCTTCGAGGCCGGTGTCCTCGCCCATCAAAAACAAACCCGCGATGCTTTCCAAGGTCTCCTCACCGCCGCCGGCATGCAACTCCGCTGAAATCCCAAATCATAAATCAATTTATGCCAATCATCGTCTGTGGCGCTCCGTCTGTGCCTGAACCGCTGCCGCTCCAAGGTTTCCCAGATGGGAAGGCTCGTGTTCGGATGCGCGAAGAGGAAGAGACTCGCATCTTTATTCGCACGGAGCGGGGAATTCGTGTGTTCATCCCCTCCGTCAGTGAAGATGGAAAGCACTGGATACCAGCCATGGAGCTAGGTCGAAACGAAACACTGCGCTGAGCCATCACCAATCTCCAACCTCGCTGAAATCATAAGTCATAAATCATAAATCATAAATCCCTCCTCCCATGCAAGCCCCCACCGACGACCCATCCTCCGACCACGCCGCCTTTGCCCTCGCTGCCGCTGAAAAGCGCCGCCAGACCGTCCTCGGCTCCGAATCGCACGCCTGGCGTGCCATCTCTCTGGAGCCTTGGAATGCAGGCCGCCAGCGCCTCTTTGCTCGCATCACCGCGCTCGATGTGCCTGGGGGCGATCTCGAAGATCTGGAGCAGCTCCGGGCCCGCTTTGACCAGCTCAAGGCTCAGGAGCCAGACTCCACGCTGACCTTCGCGGAGGTGGTCAATTACGATCTCTATCTGCCAGCGGCCGCCAAGGTGCTCTACATCGCCGCTGTCCCGCAGGATCAATGGTTTCATCTGCGGGCACATCCCGCCCGCCTGCTCGATGCCATCGAAGCCTGGGCCGAAGAAAACATCCTCCCGGAAGAGATCGAGGCCGCCTGTGATCTCGCCCGCCGCATCCTCACCGAGCATCGGAAGCTCGTGCCTCAGCTCCGCGTTTCTGGCGGCCCCCGTGGGAGCGGCCAAGCGGGAAACTAGCCGAGCCTGTGCCGGAGTCGCAGTATGATGCGCTCCTCGCACGGGCCTTGCCTGGCACGTCCTTTCGCGAGTTGGAGTGGGGTCCCATCTCCCTCGCCCGTGGCTGGTCACTCATCCACGCCGCCGGCATCCTCCATGGAGAGGTTTACATCTGGCCTGATCCCCGCCTCTCCGCCATCGGTCGCACGATGCTCAAAGCCCGCGCTCTGCGCAAGAGTAAGCCCTGGATGAAGCACATCGATCTTTGACACTCGCCTTCCATCGTCCCGCCGATCCCTATGTCTCTCACCGATGGCTTCCACGTTCGCTCCACTGCCCACGAAGCAGCTTTGCAGCGTGTGCTCATGACCAGCAAACGGGCGGCGGTGGAAGTGCTCAAATCAGAAGCTCGTATCGTCTTTAAAAACGTCGCGGCTTACACGCCGCCTGCACATGCGGGCACCACGGGCCGCTCCGCTGAAACGCACGCCAAAACCAAAGTGGCAGCGGATATTCGCAGCCTCTATGGCACGCCGGGGGAAGCCTACGACCTGCTTCCGCAGCACGACGGCCAGGCGGATGCCTTCTGGGGTTACTACAAACGCGGCGAGATCCGCGAGGCCTCCGATCTCCTCCGCAGCACCACGGGTAGCATCATCGCTCCCTTTGACGCCGGAGTTCATCATCGGAAAAACTTCCGGCGTCGTGCTCGCAATTTCCGCTTCTTCGTTTCTGATCCCAAGGAGCTGGAGCTGTATATCCAGATGGAACAGGAGAATATCTGGTGGCTTGCCTCGGGCTGGCAGGATGCCCTCAACGCCCTGGGTGTGAAAGGACTGCCCTACGGCACCAGCAAGCATGATGCGCCCGGCCGCCTCAAGGTGGATATCAGCACCGGAGCCATTGAGATCACGATGACCAATGAGGTCGCTTACGCTCGCCAAGTGAAGGACATCCAGCGCCGCATTCAATGGGCCATGCAGATCCGCGCGGATCGCATGCAGAAGAACTGGGAGAACTACCTCGAAAAAATCGCCGCCGGCAGCGGCATGAAAAAATCATGAGCAATTCCATCGAAGCCTCTCTCAGGCTGGAGATCGCCCAGTATCAGCAGCAGCTCGCCAAGGCAAAAGCTGAGGCGCAGAAGTTCCGCGATGGTCTCAGTAGCGGAGGTGGCATCTCCAAAGTGATCCTCGGCAGCGATGAGACCTGGGGCCGCCACAAGGCCAACATGGCCTCCTTTACCCGTGAGATGAACAACCTTCGCGGTGCCTCCCGTGGCATCCAGCTCGGTGGCGTCGCCATGCAGGCGCAGGACATTGCCGTTCAGTTGCAGATGGGCACAAAGGCTAGCATCGTGCTCGCTCAGCAGGGCTCGCAGATCCTCGGTGCCTTTGGCACGGGTGGAGCCGTCCTCGGTGGCGTGCTCGCCATCGGCGGTGCCTTCTACACCATGGCTGAAAAATCCAAAGAAGCCTTCGAAGCCATGAAGGCCGATGCGGATTCCTTTGGCACTCGCATGAAGGCCAGCCTCGCGGGTTCCTCCACGGAGATCGCTGCTTTCTTTGCCGAGGTGAAAGGTGGCGTCAGCAGTGCTTACAAAGAGATCGAAGGCCTCAACAGCGGAGCCAGCGGCATCATGGCACGCATCACGGCCTTGTTCGGAGGCCCGTCCGTATCGGATCGTGAGACAGCCGCCAATGCCCTCGCCGTGCAAAAGGCCAATGCCCTCGCATCCATCCAGCAGGCCCTGCTCGATATGTCCGCCAAAGAGCTACGCATCGCGGAGCTGAAGGCTGGCGGCCAAGACAAAGCCGCAGCCAGCCTCCAGCGCCAGCTTGAGCTGCAACGCGAGATTCAGCGCCTCCAGGGCATGGATCTCCCCGATGAAGTCAGAGCACGCCTCGCACAGGACGCCACCGCCAAGAGCCGACTCTCTGGCCTTGAGGTCACCGATCCGAAGGCCGCTCAAGAAACCGCGGCCAAGCTCCGCGATCTCAAAACCGAAGCCGCTGGCATCGCGGAGAGCATGCTGCCGGATGCGCAGCGCCTGGCTGCCCTCAAGAGCAAGCTCGAAGATGTGCTCGCGGCCGCTCGTGTGCGGCACACGGGCACTGCCATCAATGGCGTGTCCGATCTCGCGGGCCTCGCTGCCGGTGCCAAGCACGCCGCGCCCGTTGAGGAATACAAAAAGGCCCTGGAGCTGCAGCAGCAGATCAAACAGCTCTCCGACAACATGGCCACGCAAGCGCAGGCCAAACGCAAGCAAGAGGCCGAGGCCATCGCCCGCCAGCTTGAGCAGATGAAGACCGAGCAGGAGCGCACGGACAAAGAGCAGGCCGCTCAAAACCGCGCCAAAAACGAACTCGCCGCGGAGATCCGCATCGACCAGCTTCGCGCCGCTGGCAAAGAAAACATGGCCGAGATCGAGGAACGCCGCCTCCGCATCGCCCGCGAGGCCTTGCAGATCCAGCAGGCCACCGGCTACAGCGAGCAGCAGAGCCTCATGCTCGCCCGCCAGCGCGATGCCATGCGAGCCGCCATGGGAATGGATGGCGATGGGAAGCGCAGCACCAAGGCCCGGATGTTCACCGAAGCGGATCGGCAGGCAGGCTGGACGCATCCCTCTCAGCGAGCTGGAAAGGCTCGTATGATGGGCGGACTCGACCAGCACTTCCGCAATCAGCAGACCGCCAGTGATTGGGAGATGCTCCAGCGCGGCGCAGGCCAGTGGCAGCAGCTCCAGCAGCGCGGCATGGCTCCTGTCTCCGCCCTGCAAACCACCAACGCCGCCAAGCAGGACGCCGCCTCCGCCAAAGCCTCCTCCACCGTCAATCTCGGCACCAAAGAGATCGAGATCTTCATGCAAATGCGAGATGCCCTGAACTTCCTCGTGGGCTGATCCCCTTCGTCCTTCCGCATTCTGGTTTCCTCATTCCTCCGCCATGCCCTACACCGAAACTCAGCTCTACGGCGAAGTCCTCTTCCGCTCCGCCCCCGATGTGCCCGCCATGCGCTCGCAGGAGGTGCATACCCTCAAACAGCGCTGGCAGGCCCCTTCGAGGGTTCAGTTCAAACTCGGTGAAGCCCCGCCCGATTGGCCGCGCATGCGCATCGTGGGCATTGATCCCGACGAAGAGATCCCGGATGTCGCCTACGACATCCGACTCGATTGCGAAGGCATCGCCGATGACTCCCCTTACCTCATCCTCGGCCGCCAGCACGCCCTGCCCTCGGTGGGATGGGATACCACGGCGCTAGGCGTTTACACCGATGATCCACTCGACGCGAAGTGGCAGCGTGGAGCGCAATTGGAAAAAGCCGCGCTCACCGTCAGCGCGGAGGCCGATGATGAGACCTTCACCTGCGTCACGCATGGCCTCGTCAGCGGCCAGCTCGGCATCTTGGAATTTGAGAGCGGCTTTGGTGGCGCAGTCAGTGGCACAAAGTATCTCATCCATCGCACCGGGGCGGATACCTTCCGCATCGCCGATCCCGCCAGCACCAAATACATCACCGGCGTCCATGGCACCGATGTCATTACCAGCAATGCCCACGGGCAGGCCGATGGCACACCCGTCATCTGCCCCATCCTCAAAGGCGGCGCAGGCCTGAGCACCTTCACGACCTATTACGTTCGAGATGCCACCACGAACACACTGAAGCTCGCCGCCACGCTCGGTGGAGCCGCCATTGATTTCACCAGCGACATCTATGGCTACAGCACCCTCGTTCCGCTCCTTCCCATTAGTAGCGATGGCACCGGCGGCACCCTGCGGCCCATCATGAAGGGCATGGAGCTCATGTGGATCACGGAACTCAATCACACCGCCGCACGCGGATGTGAGGAGGCGGAAGCCCTCGGCCTCACCGGATACTATCACCTCGATCTCCAGTTCCAGGGCCTCGACTTCGCCAAAGGCACCAGCAAGCCCGTCGATCGACAAATCAGCGCCACCGCGCAGGCTTTGAGCATTGGGGATTTCACGGCCGCCATCATCATCAGCCCCGTCATGTATGGAGAGAAGGATGATGAGCTTCAGCAGACCACCACCAACACGGCCTCGCTGGACGGCAAGGTCGATTTCGATCTGCCGCAGACGGCTCTTACGCTCACCTATGTCTCCACCCAGCCGCCTCCCACCTGGATGCTCGGCAACGGCACCTTGTGGATTCCTACCAATGCCCCGGCCGTCAGCACCATCGGCCTCTACGGTAGCGCTGACACCATCCACTTTCCCGCTGGCTGGAGGCTCATGAATGTGAACTCGAAGCAGCTCCCAGGTCAGCCGCTCTACCTCACCAGCGTCGTCATCGGTCATCAGCGTGATACCACCCCCGGAGAATAAACCATGTTCGCTTACATCAATCTCATCCACGGCAACGATGCCACCGGCCAGCTCGGCAATCCCCGACTGCCCTACCTCACGCATGCCGCCGTGAAAACCGCCATCGAAGAATGGAGCGCCTCTCAATGCGCCGCCGATGACAATCCTGAAACCAATGAACGCGTGCGTGGCCTCACCATCATCGATCAAGGGGATGCGCTGCCTGCTCAGTTTCGCCTTTGATCCCCCCCCCCGCCATGGCTTTCAGCAATCCCAAGCGAAAAAAAATCCGCATCTCCGACCGCAAGGGCGTCGTCTTGATGGATGAATTCAAGAAAGTCGTCGAGCAGCTCGCGGAGCAGCTCGGCCTTGATGTCGAGATCGAAGGCACCGAGCGTGCTCGCGCTGTGGGTGGAAATGGCCTGCTCATCAAAACGCCCACCACGACGGCGGCCGGTGTCGTCAATCCCACCGTCATCTGGGGCATTCGGGATGATTACAAGATGACCCCCGGCAGCATCGGCGGCATCGTCCCCACCTACAGCGGCAGCCCCCTCAGCCCCATCGGCAGCGCCGTCGCCTTCCCCTCCAGTGGGAATCATACTTACTGGCTCAAGATGACCTTCACCATCGTCAAAGATCTCCACGGTTATCTCACCTCCCGCAGCCTCACCAGCGTCACCATCGAAAACGCCGCGCCTACGGAATCCGAGACCGTGAAGCGTCACCAGCTCATCGAATGCACCGCCGGGGTTTACACCCAGCCGCAGCTCAACGGCTCCCAATCCGCCACGCTTTGCAATACAGCGGCCGATACCACGCAGCTCACCCTCACCCGGAATTGATATGCCCTTGCGTCGTCTGACAGGTTTCAGCTTTGGGGACTCGGCCCCGCCAGCCGTTCCCTTTTGGTGCATGCCCTCCCAGTGCTGCAATTTCCGGCCCTGGGTTCGTTATCGTCTCACCACATGGTCCGGCAGCGCCAAGACCTGCGGCATCAATATCCAGTCCTACGATTCCGGGCAAGAATCCGCCTACTTCGCCACCATCACCGGCACCTGGACGCGCAAATGGAAGCAGGATGGGGCCACCGTCGAAAGTTGCACCCTCACCACCACCATCAGCGCCCCCAGCCCGCTCAACATCCCCACCAATGAGTTTTGTGATGAAGGCACCACCGAAGGCAGCGGGGAATGCCCCGCCCCCGAGGTCTGCGATAATCCGCCCCCCTGCACCATGGAAGACGATCCCATCTCCTGGGTGGGTAGCGGCGGCGTCTCCCAGTCCGCCCTCGCCGGCATCGCCGTCAGCTCCGCCATCATGAGCGGCGGCACCTGGGGACCCTTCAGCCAAAGCACCCCCAACATCATCTCCGGCCTCGTCGGTCAAGACCAGCGGAACATTGGCGGAGCCAATTACCTCAAAGCCCAGCTCGACATCGAAGTCGCCGGAGAAGTGCGCCCCTTCCTCATCGAGTGGCAGGATGCCGTCACCACCCTCGGTGGCGGCGGCACCGTCCAAAACTACCGCAGCCTCAACATCAACGCCCCCGGCGTTTACACCCTCGAATGGGTCGCTGATCCCGGCAAACGCATCACCTCCGGCCAAGGCATGGTCTCCATCGAAATCTAGCTCACCCTCCCTATGATCCTCCCCCCTACTGCCCACGCCCTCTGGAAGCTCCTGCACACCTTCGCCGCCGGCCTTCCTCCCGGCCCTCTCAGCGATCGAGAGCAGGCCATCCTGCGGACCTTCCTCGTCGCCTTTGAAGACGGACTCACCGCAGGCACCCTTCATAGCACCTGCGCCTGCACCGAAAACTGGCAGCAGCACCTCGCCACTCGACCGCCGGCGATCACCACCCGCAAAGCCTTCCAGCAATGGGCCTACGACATTCACAACGACATCAACGCCCTCAAAAACAAGCCCATCCTCCCTCTCCACGCCGCCGATGATCCCTCATGAAAACGCCCGGCCTTTCCAAGCTCCCCGGCACCATCGAGTTCAGTGCCACCGGCATCCGCTTCCACACCATCTGGGATGCTGCCGCTAGTGAATGGCTGCTCGCCCATGTGCCTGGCAGCCCCGTGGCTACCATGAGCCCCGCCTTTGCCAATCAGCGACTCGTCCTCAATGACGTGCTCGCTGAGCAGCTCGCCTGCACCCTCCACGGCCTCGCCATCGCCTGCGCTCCCATGGTTACCGATGACGACACCCTCGCCGATGCGATGATCTACGACGCCCGCCCCCAGCTCTACGAGGCCCCGGAGCTGTTGAAGCTCGTCATGCGCTCCTGTTTGTAGTTCGGGGTTCGCTTCGCGGCTTCGCAGCAGCCCGTCCGACTTCTGAGTCTCCGCCTCCCGCCGTTTTTGACACGCGCCCTCCCGCGATGTCCAACAAGGTCTATCTCAACACCAGCGCCCGCCTCGCCCGCGCCGCTCTCACCGGCTCCTTGCTCCCCAGCATCCAGGCCACGCTCCTCACCCGCCTCGCCATCACCGCCGTCTTCTTCAATGGCACCGATGTCCATGAGATCGATGCCGGCACCGCCAAATGCGTCATCAAGCCCAAAGACGCCCCCAGCGGAGCCGCCGCCCTCATTGATACCTCTGCCGTCCTCACCGGCACCGGCACGACCGCCGAATACAAATTCGAGTGGAGTGATGCCGATAGCGTCAAGCTCCGCGCGGTCCTCGACGCCGCCTCAGAGCCCTGGCAGCCCTTTGAGCTGCGTGCCGAAATCGAATATGAACTCGATGGCGAAAAAGGCCGCATCGCCTTCCCCATCCACTTCCAAAACGCCTACAACCGGCCCGAAGATCCCGCGCCCGAGGCCACAGCGGACAGCTCCCTCGCCTGGCTCGCCGTTTACGCCATCCGCTACCATCGCGATGTCACTGGCCTCACCGGTGGCGGCTCCACGAAGCTCGACGGCATCCCCACCACGACACTCGCGGCACGCACCCTCATCCACCTCATGCGCGAGGTCGATGGCTACCAGCGCCTCGAAACCTGGCGTCTCTCCGCCTCCACCGATGCCGAAGACGAAGCGGGCGACATCATCCGCCCTGATGACTTCCACGCCAGCACCAACGCCAAAGTCTGGTTCAAGCTCGCTTAACATTTTCCCCCTCCATCATCGCCATGCGCTCCTCCTATCGTCTATCGTCTATCTTCTATCTTCTGGCCTGCGCCCTCGCCACTGCCCAGACCACCACCGTCCTCAAAGACAAAAACAATCGCCTCATTGATTCGCTCAAGCTCCCCACCGGCAAAACGCTCACCATCGAAAGCGGTGGCACCCTTAACGTCACTGGAGCCACGCTCACGGGTTTCCCCTCCACTTCCGTCGCCTGGGGCAGCATCACTGGCCCCCTCGCCAGCCAGACGGATCTCCAAACCGCGCTCGACCTCAAAGCCTCCACCGCCAGCCTCTCCAGTTACCTCACCACCGCCACCGCCGCCAGCACCTACGCCAGCCTCAGCGGCAGCTATGCGAACCCTTCGTGGATTACCTCCCTCGCCTGGTCAAAGCTCACCAGCACCCCCACCACCCTCGCCGGTTACGGCATCGCCGATGCCATCACCGCCGCCACCGCCGCCAGCACCTACTACCCCAAAACCGGCGGCACCATCCAAGGTGCCGTGGACACACGCGGCACCCTCCAGGTGAACGCGGACGGTAATGTTCCCTATTTTCAGGCAGACCCAGAGACCAAGCAGCTCACCTTTTTCGACACCACGACGAACGGCAGCATGACGATTACGGGTGGTTTCACCAACGTAAATATCACTCACAGTTGGCCCGATGCCGCCACGAACAAAACCTTCGCCCTCACCGGCCAGGGCGATGGCTCCATCACCGCCGCCGATGTCACCGGCCTCGCCACCTCCGCCACCACGGACACCACCAACGCCAGCAACATCACCAGCGGCTCCCTGGCCCTCTCCCGCCTCGCCCAAACCTCCGCCACCTCCGGCCAGGTCATCGCCTGGAACGGCACCGCCTGGGCACCGGCTACCTCCTCCGCCACCATCGCCGATGGCGACAAGGGCGACATCACTGTCTCCGCCAGCGGTGGCACCTGGACCATTGACGCCGGTGCTGTCACCGATGCCAAACTCGCCGGAAGCATCACTCCCTCCAAAATCACCGGCACCGCCGCCATCCTCGGAGCCAATACCTTCACCGGACTCCAAACCTTTTCCGGCGGCATCACCGGCCCCGCCTCTGGCACGTTTAACTTTACCTCAAATGGTAACATCAGCATCATCCCCGGCGGAGGTGGAGCCACGGTGATCGGAGGTCCCAATTTGCAAGTCACCGGCCCTATTTATCTCAGCAGCTCGCTCGATGTCATTCTCAGTCGCGAGGCCGCCGGACGCCTTCAGCTCGGACTCGACAGCGCCACGCCCGTTAGCCAGCAAATCAAATCCCCCGATGGCAGCGGCACCAACATCGCCGCCAGTAATCTTACCCTTGGCGGCAGCCTTTCCACCGGCACCGGGAATGGTGGCGATGTCATCACCGTCACCTCCATGAGTGGCAACAGCGGCACCTCCGCCAATACCACCCAAGAGAGATCCCGCAGCATCGGACGCTTCGTCAACCTCACCGAAGGCACCGCCACAAATGTCGCCTCCATCGCCCTCCCCTCCGGCAAAGTCGTCGGAGGCACCGCCGTCCTCACCGTCTGGGCCTCCGATGGCACCGACCATCAAGTCGTCACCAACCAAGTCACCTTCAACGCCGTCAACAAGGCAGGCACCCTCACCACCACTACCGCCACGGCTTTATCCGCCGCCGTTGCTGACAGCTCAGGCGGTTCCCTCACCGTCACCTACTACGCCACCGCCAGCGGCAACAACCTCCTCCTCCGCGCCAACGCCACCAGCTCCCTCACCCAAACCATTCTCCGCTGCCGCTTGGTGATCACGGCCCTCAATGGCGACGACGTTCAGACCGTGACGCCTCAGTGATTTCGTCCTTCCTCATTCATCATTCCTCATTCCTCCCGCCATGCCCCTCGCCTCCACCTCCTTCGCCATCGTTCTCGCCGCCGGTCTCGGCATCATCAGCGCCATCTGCGCTGCTTTGCTGCCTGATCCCACCACCACCACCGCGCTCTCCCTCGTCGATGACAATCGCCTGCGGCTCATCTGCGTGGCAGGCAGCCTCGGTGGAGCCGTCATGAGCGTCATGCTCTTCCAGGTCAAAACCAATCGTGAACTGGCCGCCAAGCTCACCACCAGCGCCCTGGCTGGCATCATGTTCTCCCCCATGCTCCTCCGTTACCTTCGCTGGGCAGACCTCACCGATGCCATCCTCGCCACCAGCGCCATCGTCGCCCTTCTGAGCTGGACCGTTCTCCAGTCCGCCGTGCCCATCCTCGCCGGCATCGCCAAGCGCAAGGTCGAAGCCCTCGATGCCAAGGAGCATTCGTAGTCATGGGCGAACAAAGAGCTCACCGACTGAGCCTCGGCGAAGTTCGATGAGCGGCAGTTCGCCCCGTCGATTTTTGACACCGCTCTCTCATCGTCCGCTGATCCCCTTCAACAATCAGCAATCATCAATCCTCGATCATCATTCCTTCAGCCCCATGAAACGCCTCTCTCTCTTCGCCCTCGCCCTCTCCTTGTCCGCCTGCTCGGTGGACTGGCAAAAAGCCGCCATCGCTGCCACCAACGCCGCCGCGCCAGTCGTGCTGGACGGCCTCAACGCCAAGCAGCCGAAGAACGTCCAGCCGTAACCACTTCTTTATACACCACCATACGCCATAGGCCGTGTGATCGGCCTCCCGAAGCTGCCGCAGCATTCACAACGCCCGCTCCCTCACCGGAGCGGGCGTTTTTTTTGACATGAGCCTCGAAGCATGAGCCCCATGCTTCCTCCCGCCCGGCCACGGATTGATCGCAATGCCGTCGAGCAGATCCTCCACAAACACAAGGTCACCGACTCCGTCGCCATCATCGGCATGCGTGGTTACTATCGTGATACGATGGGCAAACCAGGCACCAATGATCGCGGCATCTACGACGACGCCCTGATCATCATCAGCCCATCAGCCTTCGTCACCTTCAATGGCAACGTCGATCCCAGCATTCACCGCCAAGCCATCGCCGTCCTGCAGCCCGGCGTCTGGCGCTACAAGATCGGCATCCACGGCCTGAGCCGTCCGGCCTCCCAACGTTACAAGGCCCTCGTCCAGGCAGGCGCAGTCACCGTCCTGCGAGACCAGGCTGGCTACGAAACCGGATGGTTCGGTATCAACATCCATCGCGGCGGCTTCACCACCACCAGCTCCCTCGGCTGCCAGACCCTTCCGCCCGCTCAATGGCCCGCCTTCTTCGCCCTCATCGAGTCCGAACTCAAACGCGCCAACCAGACCACCGTCCCCTACATCCTCGCCGACGCATGAACAAGATCCTCCGCATCCAAGCCACTGCCGAGCAGCTCGAAGCATTTGAGCGCCGTTGTGCCGTTACTGAAGCCATGTTCGCCCGCACGTTGTGCCAGCGCTTCCAGATCCCACCAACGGACGAAAACCTGCAGCTCGTCGCCGGCTGGCTCTCCAGCGCCCGCAGCATGGGCCTCGTCAACCAGATCGACTGCGGCATCCGCATGGAGATGGTCGAACCAGGCGCAACCAACGAAGGTGCATGATCTACGTCGATTTCCAACAGGACTGCATCCCGAACCGGCGCTGGAACTGGACCACTGTCTCGCACCTGAGCTGCGATCCCACCGACGACCTCGATGCGCTCCACAAGTTCGCCGCCAGCATCGGCCTCAAACGATCCTGGTTTCAGCCACGCGGCGGCATCATGCCGCACTACGACCTCTCTCCCGGCAAGCGCCAGCAAGCCCTCCGAGCAGGCGCAAACGAGCTGACCACCCGCGAAGCCGTCGTGACCCTCATCAACGATTGGCGAGCCTTCCAGGCTCAAAAGAAAAGCAAACAGCCTGAACTCTTCACGGTATGAGTAAAACCCGCGTGCTACATCTCCACCTCAAGCGGGAATACTACGACGCCATTCTGCGTGGCGAGAAAAAGGAAGAGTATCGCCTCGCCTCGATCTGGAGATCCCGCATCGAGGGACGCGAGTTCGACGAGATCTGGCTCTACCGCGCCTATCCCAAACGTGGGAGCGGCCACATCCTCAAACGACGCTGGAACGGCTACAAACCCCTCACGCGCCAACATCCCCACTTCGGCCCCGATCCCGTCGACGTCCTCGCCATCGATGTCACCCAGCCTCTCACCAGGTCGACACGTGTCGACCCACCCGCTGCAGCGTGAGTGTGTAAAACGTGTGTAATCACCACCCGAAACCCTTCTCACTAGGAATCCCGAACCCTTCAACTCCCCTCGCCTCCACCTCTTCATTTATGGCCTGCTACGCAGGGGAAATGAAGGGTTTTATGGGTGGATGGTGTTTGGCTAAAAATGGCTGTTTTTGTCCTTTTCTGGCTCCGTTGAGTGTGTAAAAGTGGGTAATGGGAGCCGCTGAAACGAAGGGCGAAGTCGTGGCCTATGGAGGCGTGACGGCGCGGATCAAACCGCGCTCGAATGGCTTTTTCGCGATCACTTGGCGAGAGGCGAAGAAGGGTCGCTCGACGACGGCGGTGACGTTGGAGGGGGCGCGGAAGATGGCGAGGGCGAAGGTGCGTGAGCTGGCGGGGAAAGCGGGGTCGCGGATGGTTTCGATCCTGGAGGCGGAGGCGCTGGATGGGCTGAAGGAGGTGATCGGGGCGAGGTCGCTGCCGGCAGTGGTGGAGCAGCTCAAGGACCTGGTGACGCGAGTGGGTGGCTTTCAGCATGTGGTGAGGGCGTGTGAGGGCTATCTGAAGGCGGGGCATGGGAGGCTGGACCGGGCGGCGGTGAGTGTGGCGGTGGAGCGGTTTTTGAGGCTGCATGAGCGATCCGCGGTGTTGTATCGCGGCGGGATGCGGAAGGAGCTGCAGGCGGGTGTGGGGCGCTTTGGCGGGGTTTCGGTGTGTGATGTGGAGGCGGGGATGCTGGAGGCGTTTATTGGGAGGCTGAATGCGGATGGCTCGGAGCCGGGGGCGCGGTATTTTAACAATCGGCTGGCGACGTGGAAGACGTTTCTCAATCGGTGCCGGGAATGGGGGATGCTGCTGCGGGGTGAACCGCATGCGGGGGAGATCGTGAAGCGCCGGAAGGAGGCGGATTCAGTGCCGGAGATTTGGAGCGTGGATCTGGCGACGCGTATCTTGGCGTGTGTGCAAAAAGAGCTGCCGAAGTCGCTCCCTTACCTGGTGACGGGGTGCTGGATGGGCTGCCGGCCGTTTGAGATTCAGCGGCTGGAGGAGAGCATGTGGGACTGGGAGCGGGGCTATCTGGACATCGGGGCGAAGGTGGCGATGAAGACGATGCAACAGCGTTTTGTGCCGATCCCGGCGAATGTGCGAGCGCTGTTAGAGGGTCGCGAGTTTCGGACGATCACGGATGACCATGTGTTTCTCTCGAAGCTGCTGCGGGACAAGGGGCTGATCAAGGCATGGCCGCAAGATGTGATGCGGCATTCGTATATCTCGTATCGGCTGGCGCAGGGGCATGGTCGCGGCCAGGTGGCGGAGTGGGCGGGGAATTCAGAGGGGGAGATTCGGAGGAGCTACCGGCGGCCGCTGCGGAAGGAGGATGGGGACCGATGGTTTGAGATCGGAATGACGAAACCTGAGCCGAGCGAAGCGAGACAGACGACCGAAGGGAGCCCGAAGGGGAGCGAAGAGAATCAATGACGAAGGATTTAGCGCCTGCGGGTGTGATCCTTGTGGTTCTTGGCCAGCCCGATGAAGAAAAGCACGATGCCTGACATGGCTGCCAACAGGCTGAGGAAGGTGAGGGCTTTCTGGCCGCTGGTGTGGGCCATGAAAAAACCGTAGCCGCCTGCGCAGGTGATGAGGAAGCCGAGCATGATGTAAAGCAGCGCTTTCATGGAGCCATCCAAGCACAGAAGTGGAAAAAGCAAAGGCCGCTCGAAAAAGCACGTTGTTCCCCGCCTGCATCGCTGAGCGAAGCACTGCGGGCAGGACGCTTTAGCGTGGGTATAAAAAAGCCCGCTCATGGAGCGGGCTTTGGGTGACGAGATTGACCGGAGTGACCTTAGTGACGGAGCTCAAGGCTGGTTGTTGTCTTTGTCGTGCTCTTCAGCGACGGCGCTTTCGAGGTGAGCACCGCCGGGGCCGGTGGTGTATTTTAGCGGGGGGTGAGCTTTGAGTTCACGCTCTCGAATGCGCTGCTGGATCATGGGGCGAAGGGCATCGGCGACGAGCTGGTGCATGCCGACTTTGAGATCCCGGCAGATGTCGTAAAGCTCGGCGAGTTCATCGATGGTGAATTCGATGGGGATGGTGCGATACATTTTTTCAGCAACCCAATCGGGGATGGCTCGTGTGCCCCCCTCCCACTGCACGATGGCAGAGCCGGAACAGCCAAGTTCTTTGGCGAGTTCTTCACGGGTGAGCATGCGCTGTTTGCGCAGGTGGAGGAGGATTTCAGGAGTCATCATTTGGTGTTTCAGAGTCGTTGAGCCGGGCATGAGTAACCTTTTTTATTCATTGTGCAAGTTTTCGCTTGCCGCGTTTTATTCATCGTGCAAGTATTGAGCCGCAAAACAAACACGTTGAATATGAAACTCACTGCCGATTTTACTGACGACCTGAAACCTGACGAGCTGGAGGAGCTGGTGCTGATGAGCCGGGATGAGCAGGTGCCTGTGGGCAAGCTGATCCTGAATGCGGCCCGCGCCCTGGTGGGGATGCGCCGGAACCGGGAGACGCCGGGGAACGCTGAACGCGTGGAGGTGGCGGCATGAGCGGTTCACACACACAACAATTTCCAGCCCGCAAGGGACTGGAGGGTAATGAAGCGATCCGTCAAGGCAAGCCCGTGAACGAGCTGATCCGTGACTGGGTAGCCAGGAAGGCAGACGCGATTCTCGCCGCCGCGAACGGCGGCCAACCGGCCCGCAAGGCGGCGTGACCCCTTTCCCGCCCGCTCGGCGCTTTTGGGGACTTACTGGCCCCAGGGGAGAGCGCGGGGCGGCGCGGGAACCAACCAACCCAAAACGCGGGCTAAAGCCCGAACTACAAACCCAACAAACCACATCGGAGGACAGACGATGAAAAACAACGAAGCAAAGAGCAAAGGGCAGAGGGTAAAGAGCCACTGGGCCAAGGTGCTGGCTTATTTCAAAAGCCAGGGAAGCCGATGCCGGATGATCTGGCCGCGTCAGATTTACAGCCATTCAAGCGGCTGGATCGATGTGGCTTTTGCAAGCCCCAAACTGCACCGGAAGCACGGGCCGCTGACTGAGACGAATCGGAGCTGGCCGGTGGATGTGGATCATATTCAATTCACCGATGGTGAGGTCTTCGCGGATTTTGGCCGCCGGGAGCTGATGGAAAGCGGGGTGGCAGCATGAGTGCGCCTCGAAAATTCTGCATCAAGTGCGGCTTTCATCTGCGGGAGGGAACCAAGTGCCCTGGCTGCGATCATGAGCATGCTCCTGCGGTGGCGGCTCCATGTGTGAAGCGCGGTTACCACGAAGTCGATGCGTCTAAGTGCCACGATCCGAAGCGGGCGCAGGCGCTGAGTGATGCGCAGGCGGCTCCGAATGCGGTGCATGAGGTGCTGTTTTCGCGGGCTTCGTTGCTGGCCCTGATGGTGCTGAGCTGCACGGCGCAAGGGCGGGCGATGCGGACCTCCCTCATGGGTAGCACGCGAGGCCTGTGGCGCATCGACGCGGAGGCGATGCGGGCGCTGGAGGATGCGGGGCTGGCAGAGACGAAGGGCCAGATGGTGCATATCACGGAAGATGGTGATGAGCTGGCGCGGAAGCTGGTGATGGTGGCGCGAGACGGGGGAAAGGAGGGCGCGAGGTGATGAGTGCGACGATCCTAGACGAGCTGCTGAAGCAGAAGATTGAGTCGGCTGAGCAGGCGACGCTGAACGCCTTGATCAAGGCGCATCGCCCGGCGGAGACGCTCGCCGTGTGGCTTGATAAGCCGGGGACATTCCTGGCCTTGGTGACAGGCTTTGCTTGGCAGGTGTTGGAGGAGCTGGAGCCTGAGAGGCTAGAGGCCTGCCTGCAAAGCATCGAGCGCCATGATCCAGGTCAATCCACAGCGATGATTGAGAATCAGAATGCGGTGGCAGCCTGGATTCGCTCGGAGCGAGAGTTGCGGAAGTGTCCGAGCTGGAATGCGCTGGCCGGTGAGGACGGGCTGAAGCCCGAACTACAAACGGGGGAGGGCTCGCGATGAGCTTTCGACCGATCCAGAGAGATGGCCGTTGCGGCCTGGGGGCAAGGTTTGGCTACAGCGTGAAAAGAAGCGTGGGTCATAACACGCCGCGCCTGCGGCTTTCGATCTGCCGGGATCTGATGCTGAAGATGAAGTGCGGGGATGGACAGGCGGTGAGGCTGGACATCGATGCGGTGGGAGGCATGGGCCGCCTGCTTTGCGTGATGGGTGGCAGCACCGGCGTGCAACGCATGCGCATCAAGACGCCGTCCACGGGACGTGGCGCTTATGAAATGACCTGGACGGGTGAGGCACCGCTCTTTTTCCCGGCCTCGGAGATGATGACGGAACTGAAGGTGATCGAGGTGAAGGCCGATGAGCTGATCTTCGAGCTGCCGGTGAAAGCTGAACCATCAACGACGGAGGGCTCGAAGTGATGAGAAACAAGACTTTGCGCTCGAAATTCAGCGCGGAATTCGTCGTGAAGATGAAGGCGGCGGGGCTGGAGGTGCCGAAGGGCATCAGTCTGGCGGCGATGGCGCTGGTGCGTGAGATGAACGCGGCCGGTGGCGTGATGGCGGCGGCGACTGCGAGCTGCGGGGCTCGCCGCGGCAATGTGTGCCAGCCTGCGCCCGGCATGGGGATCGTGATCAAGGCTGGTTGGGCAGCTTTTGTGCCGGCAGCAAAGCACTATGCGCTGACGCCTGAGGCTGTGGCGATGCTGCAGGAGGCGGAGGCGAAGGGGATCATGGCGCTGCTGGCGGATTACGAGCGGCGCATCGCGGAGGCGGAGAGCCCGCCAGAGCGGGAGCCGAGCGAAGCGAGACAGACGACCGAAGGGAGCCCGCAGGGAAGCGAAGCGCATCAATGACGAAACCAGAATGAGGAATGAGGAAAACCATGAACTGCAACTTTATGAAGACGACACCTGAATTTGAACACTTGGCGCCGCAACGGTTCCGGCCGAATCGGAGGCGTGGATGGAAGCGGAAGATGGGAATCTGGCTTTGGGTGCTTGTGGTGGCGCTTCTGCTGGTGCTGGTGGGCGCGGCGAGGGCGGAGAGGCCGCGCTCCGCGCGGAATGAGGAATGGCGAATGAGGAATGATGAATTCGTCCTTCCTCATTCTGGTTTCGACATTCCCGCGAAGCGGGCTGGCTTTGGCGCATCGGACACGCTCGCGGTGGTGATCGTGCTAGGCGTCTGCGTGGCGCTGCTGGTGAGGCTGTGGTGGGGCGCGAGGGCGCAGGCTGAGGAGGAGGAGTGTGATGTGGAGCATCTGCGGGGCTGCATTGACGAGGATGCGACGGCTGAAGCGCTGAGGCTGTGGGGTTCGTGCCCTGTGGCGAGGGTGATGAGTGAGCGCCCTTTTATGGTGGGGCCGCTGGAGTCTTTGAATGAGCCGCTGAATGCGGACGAGGGCGTCCGCGCTCCACGAGGCGTGGATTGGACGAATGGGGCGCGAACGAAGGCCTGGGATGATGATCCTTTGCAGGCGGACGAGGGCGTCCGCGCTTCATGGGAGATGATGCCGGAAGGGCTGCCGAGAGCGATGGTGTGGGAGATCGTGAACGCGATGGCGGAGGAGGTGAGGATCATTCGTGGGCTGCTGAGCGGGGCGATGCGGACGCTGAGTGTGGATGATTATTTCGATGCGCTGCACGGGGCGGAGAAGAGGCTAGCGCAACTGCGGGTGACGCTGTGCGAGCTGAGGGAGCGGTTTGCGGATGAGGCTGCGCCGTCGATCACAGACCGGCTAAAGCCCCTGCCCGCAGTGCTTCGCTCAGCGTTGCAGGCGGGGGGACTACAAGCGCGGAATGATGACCTCTGCGGCTGGGGAGATTTGAGGCCTGTGCCATCAACCATCATCTCGCAACCATCCACGACCGCGAAGGAGGGTGAAGCATGATCGCGCGGCATTTCAGGCCCCAGGCGGGGGATTTTTTTGTGAATTTCACCGGGCAGCATCTTCAGATTGAAGTGGCCGAGCAGGACTATGTGACGACGAAGAACGGGACGTATTCAAAGCATGGGCATCGTAAGCTGGCGACGCATTCGGCGAACATGGGTCCGGTGTGGTTTTATCCTCGCGAGGGAGGCGCTGGCCTGCTGTGAAGGCTTTGGTCACGATTCAAACGGATAGCCTGATCATCTGCGAGGCAAAGCCCTTGGAGGCTCGCACGACGATGGAGGCACTGCTGGCGGCCCTGCATCACGAGACGAGTGTGTATTCGCATTTGCGTGATCTGCCGGCGGCGAGGCTGCACATCGAGGTGTGGCCGGCGGCGGATAACTTTGGGACGGCAACCCTTAACCAGGAGGCACACGGCTAAACCATGAGCGCTGCCTCTTTGCTGCCGAAACGACACCACATGACTCAGAGCGAGGCGATGGCCTACCTGGGCGATCAACTGTTCCGCGATGCGCTGGCGAGCGGTAAAGAATGGCTGGTTTCGACGGCGAAGCGCGACGGCAAGAATGGCACGGTCTATTATCGAGCCGCCGATGTGGAGATGGTGAGTATGAAGGTGGCAGGCGGAGAGCTGCCACCCGTCCGCGCGGCGAAGCGCGGCAGGAAGGAGGCTGCGTGAGCCTGGCGCTGGATCTGACTCAGTGCCAGCAACGTCTCGCGGAGGCGGGGCGGAAGGCTTCGGCAGAGGCTCGGCGGCTGCGAAGCATCGCGCCGCCGCCGGTGTATGATGAGCTGATGCTGCAGCTTTGTGCGGTGGCGGCTTGTGCGACGGAGCTGAGGATCTGTCTGGGCGGCCTGCGGATGATCGGGGAGCTGGAGCAGATGCCACCGCCGGTGACGACGGAGAGCCTGGAGCTGGCCTCCTGCGTGCCGGTGGTGCCGATGCTGGTGGGGTTTTCTGACCGTGGTGACCTGATTGACCAGATTGACGAGTCAGAGGCGACAAGGGCGCGTTTTGTGCAGTCGATGCATCGGGCGGGAGATCATACGCTGGATGAGGAGGAGGCTGCATGAGCCGGGCGCGTGAGGAGTATGAGGCTCAAGTGGGTGGGGTGCTTTCGCACGTGTGGAAGCGCGAGGGTGATTTTCTGGTGGTCGATCCGGCGGAGATGAACACGCCGCTGACGGCGATGCTGGATGCGGAGGAGCGGGCAGGGTCGACACGTGTCGACCAGGACTTCACGCCGATGGAGGTGGCAGACCTGGCGGAGGCCTCGCACGAAGAGCTGATGGATGAGGTGCTGCGACTTCGTGAGCAGTGCGTGGATGCGGGTCTGCGCACTCAGCGGGTGTTTTTCGATTTCCTGTTCGCGGATGGGCCTGATCCGCTTTCGGTGCTGGAGCGGCTTTACCTTTATGTGAGCGTGCGGAGTCGCCATCACGTGTGGGGAGCGAAGGATACGGAGATCTCGATGCTCTTCGGCCATTCGAAGCAGAACTGGCAGCATAAGGTGGAGCGGATCATCGAGGACCTGGTGACGAGGTATAGCCGGTCGGAGTTCATCCACAGCGGTGGGAAAAGTCACTCGGCGAGGCTGGCGTATGCGAAGCAGCGGAAGGGGAACACGAGCCGTAAGGATGGCCGTCGCCCTGGGGATGAACTGCCGCCGCTGCCGGCGAAGCTGCGGGAGGACGAAGGACTGAGCGGCCAGGCGAAGCGCCGGGCGAGGCAGATGCGCGATGATGCGCTGCGAGCGCAGTATGCGCGGGAGTTCAACTGCCGGCCTGAGGAGATCGATCTGCGGAAGATCGACCCTGATTGGGAGGGGCCGGAGTGAGGGGCGGCGGCTGCGCCGCGAAATGACGAAACCAGAATGATGAATGCGGAATTTTTCCTGAACCACAAACCAACACACAAGGAGACAACAAAGATGATCAACGAACTGGAACTCAATGGCACGCAGGCGGTGACGATCCGCCGCATCAACCTGGGTGAGCTGCATGCGAGCCCAACGAATCCGAGGCAGCATTTCGACGCGGAGGCGCTGGCGGAGCTGGCGGCGAGCATCGAGGAGCATGGAGTGAAGATGCCGCTGCTG